GCAATCGTCAGGCCCGAATCTGAGAAGGGCCGAATGTCGTAGCCGCTGCTGTTCTGGACCTTCCCGCCATTAGCCACGGTCTTCAGATCCGCATCCGTGACCCAGATCGCCACAGGGAAATCCGTGGAATCCACGATCCCACACTGCGTGTGGTCAATCGTGACGGTCTTGTAGTAGGTGAAGGCCATGAACAGCAGGAGATGCAGCATGTCTAGCCGCCCGCAAGTGCGACCCAATCCGTCGAGAGCTGGGACTGCAGGGAGGCATCCGTGGCGTCCGTATTGATCACCGCCGCACCCGTCGCCGCCGAGAGCGTGAGATTAGAGCCGGTGACATTCGTGCGGGTGACGAGCCAGCCACTGATCTGTCCCGCATAGGCATCAAGATTCAGCAGGGCGGCTTGGGCATAGGCAATGCTCTTAGCCGAAGAGCCGCCATTGTTCAGCACCTGCCACGCGACCGTCGCCAGCGCGGACTTGACCCGCGCCTTGAACGTCGGAGACCCACTCAAGGCTTGCTGGAGCAGGGCATCAGTAATCGCCATTACGGAATCACCTCCACATAGGTCAGCACGCCACCCACCGGCACCCCGGCTGACAGATTAATATCCAGCGCCTCGCCGGCCACGGTCTCAAACCAGCCCCACTCATTCGGGCCGAGCACGAAGCCGGTATTCGCAATCTCATAGAACAGGCCAGAGACATCACCCGTCGTATGGGATTGAAACTTCACATTGACGATGCCGCTCGAAGTCAGGGCAAAGGCTAAGACGGAAATCTTCTTGCCAGCGACAGCCGCCACCTGCGTCGTCGCCCCGCCCGCGCTCGCGGAGACGACCGCGTGCTTCACCTCCGACTGATTCGACTGCAGCCGGAAGGCACTGGACGTGACCTCGGCCACCCCACCGATGCGGGTGGTCATCCGCGCACAATGACGCGAGGATTCACCGCCGCGCCGATGCGCTCGTTGAGTTGCCCCTGGAGCCGCTCGAGGGCGACCCGGGCATCGCGGTATTCGGCCTGCGCCTCATCGACGTAGGCGCCGTGCTGTTGCTGCACCGCAGAGAGTTCAGCCTGTTTCTGCGCAATCGCCTCTGCGGCAGACGCCTGCACCGACTGCAGCGCCTCGGCCTTCTGCTCCGTGGTGTCAAACGCCTCGTCTAATTGATTGAGTAGTTCACTGGAACTGGATTTTGCCACGCGGTCACTCCTTACGAATCTGAGGCCAAGACCCACACATCCACCGCGCCGCTCGTCACCGCGGTCGCAATCCGCACCCGCACGGCGGCATAGACGCCGGAAATCGAAATGCTCGTAATCTTGTCAATCGCGGACCAGTTGGCTGTGGCGAGGTTCGCCCACGTCCCGGTATAGCTGGGACTGTGCGCCGTCTCCACCACCACTGAGCCGGCGCCAGAGGTATGGTTCCAGACCACGTAAAACGTGGACTCCACATAGCGCCCAATGTAATCATCCGGCAGCACCGCGACCGCATCCTGCGTCGTGACGGCCTGCATGATTTTCTGGAGTGGGACGAACAACACAGCCATCAGGACTCCTACGCAATCTGGCCGTTCAGCCAGTTGAAATCTGCGGTCTTCCCACCGGTCCCCGGCGTCATACCGGGATCCTTCGTGCGCAGCCGCGGAATCTCCACGTTGTTGTCGAAGATCACCGCCCGCGCCTTGCTCGCATCGTTGATCAGCGTCACATCTGGCGGCCGGCCAAAGGGCCGAGCCCCCTTCTCCGCCAGCGAGAGCCGAATCGCGTCGTAGTAACCGGGCGGCAGTTCATAACTGCTCGTGGTCAACACGATGTCATCGAGCAGCACCCGCGTCATCAGTTGCACGTCATACGCCGTTGTCGGCACCGGCCAGAAGTAAATCTTCCCGTTCGGATAATCCGGCTGGTAATACAGCGAGGTCGGAATATCCGAGGTCAACTGCGGCACCGACTGATTGAGCCACCACACCGCATCACGAATCGTGATCTGCCCGTTGAAGTTCACCGTCGTCGCCGGCAGGATCAGATTCGCCCCGTCAATGTCCACCGGTCGTGCCGTGGTCGTAAACGTGCCTGTCGGCCCGATGGTATGCGGGAAGAGATTCGGCACGAGCGTATACGTATCAAACGCGGTCGCATACACGGCGCGTCGATCCGCATTCCAGGCGTTGAGCAACGCCCGCAGCAGATCCAGCCATTGGGCCAGATCCGCCGCGGACATCGTTTCGCCTTGGCCGAGGGTGCCGAGTTCAGTCGCCGCCGAGGCGGCGATGGCTCGAGACGTGACCAACATCTCAGGGGCCTGTCGGTCCCGTTGGGCCGGTCGATCCGGTCGGTCCCGTCACGCCGGTCGCTGGACCCGTTGGGCCCGTGCTGCCCGTCGGGCCGGTCACGCCCGTCGTCGGGCCGGTCGCACCGGTTGGACCCGTGCCGCCTGTTGGACCGGTGATACCACCCGCCCCGCTATAGAGTTCCGCAAAGTTGGCGTTGATGTCGGCAATGTTCTTGGACGTGAACACCCCGCCACCCAGGATCGTGATTCGACTCATGTCGTCTCCGTCTTCCGCGGTCGTCCGCGCTTCTTCGGTTCATCAGGCGCCGGCGGCTCCAGGATCAACTGGTAGGCCTCCGGCGCAGGCCAGTCTGGTGAGGGGGCGTCCAGGCCACCGGCCTGCAGCGCCGCCTCATACTCAGACGCAGTCTGCACGATGAGAAAGACCCCGCCACGCCAGTAGACGTGACGGGGAAACGTCTCCGACACTTAGGCGTTCGACGCCGCGATGGATCCCATCCCGATGACCTGGTAGGCATCCGAGGCGTCGCCGTTTTGCGTCACGCCCGTGACGATGATCACGAACCGCTTCGAGGCTTGCGCCACGATGGTCGCGACAGTGCTCTTGCTGTTGCCCTGCACCAACGTGCCACCCGTGCCGACCGCGATGGTCAGCGTGGTATCGCCCACGTTCACCACGTCCAGCTCGAACGAGGCCCCGACCGAGCAGCCTGGCAGCGCCGCATTGAGCAGCGTGGCCGTCGGCAAGGTCGCCGTCTGGGCGTCGTCGCAGTTCACGATGAGCACACCGCCGAGCACTTCCGCCGCGGTCAATGTGCGCGCCCCGCCGACGGTCGTCAGCGTCATCGCTGTGGCGACCCGCGTCGGGACGGGGATCATGCCCATCCGCGGTTCGCCGGTCAGCGGGGAGAAACCCGATCCGTAAGGCATTGTCATGTGATTCTCCTCTTAACCGCACGCAATCGCGACGGCGCAGTTGTCCGAATACAGCGACCCGAAGCCCATCAGGACATCGAACCGGTGGATCATCTTCGACTGAACAGGATCCCAGGCTTTGACGAACCGAATCGAAATCCCCGTCTCGGGATCCCGCTGCTGGCTCGACATCTCGACCGCCTTCGGCGTCTCGAGCTTGACCCCGACCAGCGCGAACGCATCGGGATGAATCGCCAGCCCGACCTTGCCCACTTTGCCGTTGGGGCTCGTGGTGCCCGGCCAGAGGACCAGCGCCGTGGTCGCGGTCGGCAGCGCGTTCACGTTCTGATACGGCGAACCCGGGCCGTAAATTGCTGGCGAGATGCTCAGCGTGGCCGAGGTGCCCGACGCCGTCACGTCCGCAAGGACCGTGACCTGCATCGTGGTCGCCGTGGTCGTCGTGCGGCGGGTCATCGGGTTGACGGCATAGAAGCCGGTGATCCCGATCTTGTCGCCCTTCTTGAACGTGTCGCCGTTGGTGCAGGTCACCGCAATCGTGGTATCCCCGCTGGCCATCGTGGTCGTGATGGTCACGGCGCCGGCCCAGGTGCCCGCGGTGTGGCTGTAGAGCGACATGCTCTCATACCACTTGAACCCGCTCAGGCGCCCGAGGGAGCCTTCCTTGAACAGCCGCGAGACTTCATCATCGGGCTGGAACAAGGACTGGATCGCCGGCGTCAGCGAGGTATTGACCGAGGGCGGAATGATAAAGCCCTTGTTGCCCGAGGGCGGGCAGGCTTTCTCAATCATGCGCTGCCGGGCCTGCATGGTGATCGTGGTCGAGGTCGGGTCCGTCCCGAGCACGCCGACGACGTTGTTGGCATGCTGATACGCAAACTGCGTGAACCGGCTGTCAATCTCCTGCGCGATGTAACTCATGCAGGGATCGAGCACCTGATCGCGGAGCTGCGCATCCGGGCGGGTGACTTCGAGGGCCTTCTGCACGTCGTCCCATTCGAGATCGACGCCGAAGACCTGATCGACGGTCACGGTCGTGTAAATGCGGGTGACGGCTTGCGGGTTATACCCCAGGCCGGTGCGAATCGTCGGCTGGAATGGACGCGGGACCCGGACGGTTTCCCCGACCGCGAAATCCCGTGTAAATTCCTTGTTGTAGTTCGTGTTGCCAAACTGCGCGACGGCCAACTTGTTCGTCAGCAGACGCAAGCCTTCCGTCGTCAGCCAGTCAACGACATTCCATGAATTGGTCGTCGGCATGATCGGTTACTCACCTTCGTCTCGCCGCCACATCTCGCGCATTTTGCGCGGCCTTGTAACGGCTGAAGTCCCCCGACGCCAACGCAGCATCGACATCATCCACCGGCGCCACGGCGCGGGTAGACAAGCCGTCCACGGGAGGCGGGGCACTTGTTCGCGACACAGGAGGAACCGACGACCCGAAGAGCACCGCGTCGAGTTTGCCGAGCTCGTAGACCGCCCGCCCCGGGGGCAGGCTCACGATCCGTTGAAACTCCTCGCGATGGGTGCCGAGATGATAGAGCAGCTTGGTCGGGGCCGAGGACCGCGCAATCGCATTCCCCATGACTTCCGTCGTGGGCGTCGAGGGCACATCCCGCGTGATCGGATTCACCTTCGACCAGTAGTCGGGATGATCCTGCACGAAGGCTTCCGCCTGACTCAAATACGCCTGCTTGACCTCTTCCGCCTCGTGCACCGCCGCCTGATGGGCCTGCTGCGCTCGATACGCGTCGGCCTTTTCGGCCGCCACCGCCAGCGTAAACTCGGCGGCATAGCGTTCGTAGCGGGTATCGGCTCCTGGCGGCTGCGCGGTTGCCCATGTATCGTAATCAGGAAGGCTCGCAGCGGGCGACGGGGCCGCCGGGATCACGTCTGGACGAGCGGCCGGGACGGGCGCCTGCACCTCTGCCCGTAACTGGGCGCGGGTCTTCAGCAATCCATCAATCTCGGCTTGCAGTTCCTGCTTTCGACTCTCGGCGTTCTTCTTCTTCGTCGGTTGGCCCGCTTCCGAGGCGGGCGCGGCTACAGCCTCCGTTGAGGCGACCTGTTCCACAGGTTCGGCGGGGGACGACTCCGCAACAGCGTCCTTGGGGGCGTCTCCGGTCTTGCGCCATTCCGCCACTTGGGCGCTGCTCATCTCCGAGAGATTCGGGAGGGCAGGGCCCGCAGGCGTCTCAGCGACCGCTGACGAGGCGGCGGGTTGGTCGTCGGCCATGCTGGTTACTTTCTATCCATGGGTGATGGTCACGCAGTATACACCGAAGCGGCTCATGCTGACGGCTCCGCAGGCTCCGGGGCCAGATCCGCCGCCTGCTGCCCTTGCTCGAGCGCATGCGCCTGCCCCTGCTGGGCCTGTTCGAGCGACTGCTGGTGCCCGACCTGGGCCTCTCGCAGTGCCTGCTCATGCTCTTGCTCGCTCAGCGCCTTCTCATGCGTCATTTGCGCCGTGGCATGGACTACGTCCTGCGCGTGCTGGAGATGCTCCAAGTGGAGGTCGAGTGCCTTCGCAGACCCCTGCTCGGCCGCATCCACGAACGTCCGCGCCTGCTCGGCGTCAATCTTGGCGCCGGCTATCGCAATCTGCGCCGTCTGCTGGATCCACGCGAGGCGTTCCTTGCCTTGCTGCTCGAGTTGCATCTGTTGGATCTTCTGCTGGCCTTCCAACTGCTGCTTCTGCATGTCGATCTGGCCCTTGGCCTGCGCTTCGGCCTGCTTCTCGGCCTGCTTCGACTCAATCGCCTGCTTCAGTTGCTGGTTCTCTTGCCCCAATTGCTGCATCTGGGCCTTGACCTGTGGCGGAATGCCGTCCTGGCCGTCCTGCTCCGCATACTCCGGGGGCGTCACAACCTTCGCGATCTCGTCGCCAATCTCGCCGAGGTTCTTCAGCTTCACCGCCATCCCCAGCACCGCCGCCGCCGCCTTCTGGCCCGCCACCGCCGCCACCATCTGGATATTGCTCACGAGCGTATCGGTAAACGCGGCGCCTTCCGCCCGCTGACTCTCAAACGCCGGTCCCTCGCTGATCGTGACGGTATGATCGCCCTCGACTGACGCCAGGTCGCCCTTGCGCTGCATCTGCGGGTTATTGATCCAGACCGTCTTCGCGTTGTCCTTCGCGTCCCGCACCCCGACCTCGCGAGGCGTGTCGTAGACCTTTGGGATCAGGTCCTCGACAATCACGGCGCCCTGGTGCAGCATCTCGTTGTAGTGGTCGAGGAAGTGAAACGACCCCTTCTGCTGCGAAGACTGAATCTGCTGCAGGGCAATGCCAGACTTCTGGTTCTGCTGCTGCGCCACCGTCGGCAACGGCGAGACCCCCATCGCCGCTTGAATCGCTCGTCTCGCGGACTCCGCGCCAATCTCCAGATTCTGGATGAACGGCTCATACGGGTTGCGAACGGGAAATTCGGGCGCTTGACCGGGCAGACCCTCCACGAACGTCTCAACCTCAATCACCGCAATCGGCTCATGCAGCGACTTGGTCAGATTCGCCAGTTGGTCCGGCTTCAGCGACCCCCGCCGCACGAAATAGGGGATCTTCGGGGTCATGCCGACCAGTTCCGCCTGACACGTCCGGTAGTAGCAGTAGAGCATGTAGGGATCCCGCGCTAAGCGGGTCATGCTCAGCATCTTCCGCTTGGGGCCTGACCCCTCATCGACGTAGATCACCATCCCAAAGCAGGACACAAACGGGATGTATTTCCCGGCCCACGCCTGCCGCTTCTGCGTGCCGGGTTTCTTCAGGATCTCGACGCCATTGGTCAAATACATGCAGACCGAGGGCACTGACTCCTCGCGCCGGTTGACCACTTTCACGCCGGCCGGCATGTCGCGCAGTTCGTCAGTGTAGAAGCCCCGGGTGCTCCCGTCGGGCATCTGCATCTGCACCAGTTCCTTCGTGACCGGTTCGACCTTCCAATACTCCGCGAGCATGATCCGCTCAGGCTTGATCCACGCCGGCGCCTGACTAATCACTTCGGGCGTGAAGTTGGTCACCTCAGCCTCTGGAAATTCCCGCTTGAACTCCTTGATGCTGCGTTCCTGCAAGTAGAACAGATACCGCTGGTCGCTCGAGGACGGCCGCAACGCATCGGGATCGCCGAGCACGAGGTCGGGGTTCTCGATGGATTCAATCCACAGGTCTTGCACGAACCCCTTCGGCATCCACTTGCTCGAGAAGCGCAGCCAGCCGTAGCTCTGATGGACGGCATTCTGAAAGGCCGTCGTATAGGCAATCTGCGCCTGCGAGCGATACTCAATCTCCCGCATCTTACCTTGGTAGAACTCGGAGGTCTTCGCGCTCGCCCCGTTTCCCGTCGGGTCAAACTTCGGGGCCCGGGGATTCGCCCGCACGTCATTGATCAGTTGATTGAAATACTGGTGGAGCTCGTCCAGCGACAGGCAGACCCGGCCCGCATCTTCCCTAGCCTTGCGATCCTTCGGA